TGAATATAAGGCAGCAGCTAGCTCCCTGAAAGTAGGAAACTTTGTTAAGTGGAGATCCTCAGGAGGTACCGCTAAAGGTCGTATTGAACACATTATGACCGAAGGAGTGCTAGGCATACCTGACAGCAGCTTTTCTATAGAAGCAACAAAGGATGATCCCGCAGTACTTATACGAATTTATAGGGATGGCAGCGAAACGGATACCTTAGTTGGTCATAGAGCTTCTACGCTGACAAAGATAACAGAAGAAGAAGCTATGAAAAGCTTAAAGAGGCAATCTATGCAAAAGATTTTCAAATTAGATTCTTCAATTAAATCAGTTGAAGAAGGCGAAACAGAATTAAAAATCACCGGCTATGCTAGTACAAATTCTATTGATAGATCTTCTGATAAGATTTTATCAACAGCATGGACTAAAGGCGGATTAAAGAATTTCCAAAACAATCCAATTTTATTATTTAACCATAATTACGATAAACCAATAGGTAGAGTCGTAGAAGTAGATACAGATAGTAAAGGATTAAGGATCAAAGGCGTTATCAGTAAAAGTGCTGGTGATGTTTACAATTTAGTTAAAGAAGGCGTGCTATCAACATTTTCAGTTGGTTTTATGATTAAGGACGCAGATTATGATAAATCTGCAGATGGCTTAATCATTAAAGATGCCGAACTTTTAGAGGTATCAGTAGTTTCTGTACCATGTAACCAAGATGCTACATTCTCAGTAGCTAAATCATTCGATAATCAAGAAGATTATCACACTTTCAAAAAACAATTTGTTGAAAATGCTCTAGGTGGTCAGCCTTCCGCTGAAACCGGAGGCTCATCAGAGGGCGCGAACGTAGCGTCAAGGAAATTAAAAATGGACGAACAAAATACACAGGACATGATCAATAAGGCAGTTGCTGATGCTCTAGCCGCTTCACAGAAAGCAGCAGAGGAAAAAGCAGCTAAGGAAGCAGCTGAGAAAGCTGCTGCTGAAGCACTTGAGCAAAAAGTTGTAGAAGCAACCGCAAAGGTTCTAGCTTCTTCAGAAGAAAAAATCGTAGCTGAACTAGAGAAGCGTTTCCAAGCTAAGGAAATCGATCTAGAAAAAGCTGTTGAAGGTCTACGCGGCGAACTAGCTGAAAAGAGCGAAGAAATCCGCAATATCACAAACTCAAAGTGCGTATTCTCAGATCGCGGAGACAGCTCACAAGATTGGGTTAAGCAAAATATGTCAGAAATAGAAGATGCATTTCTTCTTGCTCGCATCACAGGAAAGGGCTACGAAACAAAGTTCGCAAAGCAACTCCTAGAAAAAGCTAATGGCAACTCTTCAGTAGTTGTAACAGACAATCTAGAGCGTGAAGTTTCAACAAACATTGAAAGAGATATTCAAAATGAACTAATTCTCGCTCCAATGTTCCGTGAAATTGCTATGAACTCAGCTAGCATGGTTCTACCTGTAATGCCAGATAGTGGATATGCTGAAGTAGTAAGTGGTGCTGGTTCTTCAAATGCCACAGCTTACAAAGGTACAATCGATGCACGCGGAAGCGTTGGTGGCGGATCCGGAGATCGTGCAGGTATCACTTTAACTGAAGTCGATCTTCGTACAATCAAGCTAGTTGCAAAGAGCTATCTATCAAACGAAACAGAAGAAGATGCAATTCTTCCAATTCTTCCACTTCTACGTGAAGCAATGGTTCGCCAACACGCTCGTGGTGTAGAAAATATGTTCCTATTTGGTGCGCACACAGATGGTGCATACAGTGGTACATCAAACCTTAATGGTCTAATTCAGTATGCAGCTGCAAATTCTGGAGCACTAACCATCAATGATGGAACAGTAAATACTCTTCCAGCTCTAACAGCAGGTGCAAGTGGAACAGGTCTACTAACTCTTCGTAAGAGAATGGGTAAATATGGTCTACGTGCTTCTGACGTTGCGTACATCGTATCACAACGCGCATATTTTGAACTTCTAGAAGATCCAGAATTCCAGGACTTCAACCTAGTTAACACACAAGCTACTAAGCTAAACGGCGAAGTTGGTCAAATCTTCGGATCACCAGTAATGGTTTGCGACGAATTCTCAACACCAGCCGCTGGTAAGTACTACGCTCTAGCTGTTAACACTCGCAACTTCGTAGTTCCACGTCAACGTGGTGTTACTGTAGAAAGCGACTACAGTGTAGAAGATCAGCACAGAGTTCTAGTAACTTCACAGCGTCTAGGATTCAAGGAAATCATCGTCGGAGCACCTTCAGTGTTCGGACTAAAGTATCCAAACGCATCATAATAATTAGCTGGGAAGGGGGTTGCTGCTACCAGCAGCCCCCTTTTCATTTGGAGTAAATAATGGCAGCTTTAATAACACTCGAAGATTATAAGCTTTACAAGAAGCTGACCAAAACTGATAGCGACGAAGAACTCGGCTCTATTATTGCTTCAGTTAGTACGCTAGTTAAAACTTATTGTGGACATACTTTTATAGATCACTATTCTACTGCCAAAGTAGAAACATTTAATATCAAACCATCTCAACACGCAATACTGTTAAACGAATGGCCTGTAAATACAGTTAGTCTAGTACAGTATAGAGAAGATCCTACAATGGCGTATCAGACAATGGCTACTACAGATTATTATGTGGATACTTCCATTGATACTTTATTTATTCATAGCGGATATTGGCAGGAAGGATTTGGCTCAGTAAAAGTAACTTATACTGCAGGTTATCAAACAACTCCTGAAGATGTGAGAATCGCGTGTCTTGATCTAGTTCATCACTACCACAAAGAAGAATACAAGGAACGTAAAACTCTAGGTGCAGCAACGATTGACACTGGACTTAGTAAGCAAGGAAACTCTAGATGGCCTGCTCACGTTGTTCGTATTCTAGATATGTATAGAAATGGCTAGAAGTGATTTAACTGGATTATCTAAACAAATATCTGAAACTATAAAAGATTTGAGTGCAAAAGACAGCTTTTTTAGAAAATACTTAGATCACAGAGATCAAGAGTATTCAGTTAGTACAGACGAGTTCTTTGGACAAATGTCGGAGCAGTATAAATACATAAAGAAATACAGCAGTGTAGAAGATTTTGATACGAAATTAAAAGAATTGTGTGCCGAATATGTCGATAAAGTTTATACAGAATTTAAAACGACGATCGGAAAGACTAAGTTTACCTCTAATCAAAAAACACAGTATGCATTTACTAAAGATTCAACTAAAGATAACTTTACAGTAATCGCTACTACCATAGAAGAAAGAGAGGCTGGAGATAAGTTTAAAGCACTTAATGCCAAAAAACGTACAGCTTTTACGGATTTTAAAAATAGAGTAGTAGAAGTATTATTTAACAATTATAGAGATAGTTCAGGTTTTATAAGATATGATAGAAAAGTAAGAAAAACTGGAGAAGTATCTAGTAGATCCAAGTATGAGCAAATGGAAAAAGCTATATTCGGATCTATAACTTTAATTGATAAGGAAAATCCTAGTCAAGGAGTTAGATTAGCTAAAACTACTGCGGGAAGGGAAATAGCTTTTAGATCAGGAGGAACTGCACAAGCAGGTCATAGAGAAGGTACTTCCGTTAATAAACTTCTTAAAGAAACTATATTAAGTAGTATATCCTCTAAAGACTACGATAGAAAGATCATAGTAGGTAAAGTAGAGAAAACCATCCCAGCTTATGAAATAAGTTCTAGCGCAAGAACTTATATAAAAAATGCTCTTAATGGGGGTAAAAGTAGAACTTTAAAAGAAATTACATCAGTTATTAAATTTTTCGATCAAAGTTCTAGACTAAATCAGGCAGCTAGTAGTACAGAGAAATCTGAACTAAATAGACTACCAGATTTAATTATTGACAGTATTATTGCTGATATGGGTATAACTGGTCTTGCGGAACAAAAAGCTTCTCCTAATGGATTCGAGCTAAATGAGATGGGGATTTTAAAAGCTATACAAAAAGGTTTCGGCAAAAAAGCCAAAATCAACTCCAGAGTAAATCTCAACCAGTCTGATATTAAAACTACATCCCCTAAACTTAAGGTTAGTAAAAAAGTAACTACAACTAAGTTAAAAGATAGTAGAGCAGGTAATCCTATTAGTATAAAACAATTACCAACACGAAAAGAATATTCTAGCAGCGCCATGAATTGGAATTCTTTATTACCTATAATAAATAGCAGGTTAACCCCTAGGGTTATTGCTAATATGAGATTACCTTCTCTGGTAAATAGAACGGGAAGATTCGCTCAATCAGCAGAAGTCGTAAGAATTGAAGAAACAAGAGAAGGTTTCCCATCTTTTGTATTTAATTATGAAAGAGATCCCTATGATGTGTTTGATAGAACACTAGGAAGAGCGCCTTGGAATACGCCCGAAAGAGATCCAAGAGCCTTAGTAGATAAATCTGTAAGAGAGATAATCAGAGAAATGGCAATAAGTCGTTTTTACACTAGGAGAGCTTAATGATTAATAAAACAAGAAGAAGCTCAATTGTAGAAGCTTTAGAAGATAAATTGAAAGCAATTAGTCTTGCAAATAACTACTCTACAGATTTAGGGCAGCAAGTTTATCCGCGCATGAAATTCTGGGATGAAATATCTGAATTCCCTTGCGTATGTCTGGTAGCCGGACCTGAGACTATAGTCCACCAAGGCGCTGGAATGAAAGACAGATACTTAGATGTAACTCTAAGGGCGTATGTAAATGAGGAAGACTCTATAGTAGCCTTAGAAAGATTACTGGAAGATATCGAATTAATTATTGACAGAAATGGCAGGTTGGCATACGTCGATTCTTCCGGTAATCTAGGATACACTAGAGATATAATTATTACACTAATAGACACAGATCAGGGAGCCCTTGCACCATTAGGTGTAGGCGAAATGTCCCTACAAGTAAAGTACTGAGTACTTTAGGAGATTAAAATGCCAGCAGGTGATACAAACCTATTTTTTAGTAGAGATACCAAGGTTTATGCAGTACAAAATACTGCAGTTGGATCTACTACATTTAACGTATGGGAGTTACCCGTACTAAATGGCTATTCATTTAGCCAGGCTACAAACTCAAGTCAGGTAACTGTAAATGAAATGTCAGACATTACAAACAGAAGCCGTAGAGCGCAGCAAGCATTCAATGATTCATTAGCTCCAGCCGAATGGAGTTTTGATACTTATGCTCGACCATCCCTAGTAAGTGTTGTTAGAGCGCCAGAAGAAATTCTATGGCATTCTTTACTCTCAGAAAGTATCTTAACTACTAATGCCATCACTACAACAGGTATATCAGTAGCTTCCTGGATATATACAGGTACCACTATTACTCTTACAGTAGCTGCACATCCTTTTAGAGTAGGTGATAATATTACTGTTAGTGGCCTTACAGCTACAACAAATGCTCCAAATGGAAATGCTTTAATAACAGGAACAACAACAACAACAATTACGTTCACAGCGGCAGCGGCTCCAACAGGAACTGCAGGAGTAACTAGCGCTAAGATCGTTTCAACTTCAGCATCATCAACAAATGCTGCTTTAGACTTCTTTGCCACAAACTCAAATAAAACTAGACTCGCTACTTTCGATCTATACTTTGTACTAGGTGCTACAAAAGCTGCTAGTCCTCATGTATTTGCTGATAATGAAGCTACTACTATTTATAGAATTAGAGATTGCTGTGTCAACGAAGCAACAATGAATTTTGATATTGATGGAATTGCTACTATTTCTTGGTCAGGCATGGGAGCAGCAATTTCAGAAGTAGCTTCTATTACTCTAAACTCTGGTAACTATACTCTACTTACATCATCCACTATTACAGGAACAACAGATAATGGACTGGCCATGGTAAGTGGCACAGGAAATATGATTCGTAATAGGCTAACTGCTCTAAGTATCGTAGGCACTAACCCAGGAGTAAATTCAGGCAACGCTAAAACATATAACATTACTCTAACTGGCGGAAGTATCACTATTAGTAATAATATGACCTTCCTAACACCAGAAACAATCGGAATCGTAAACGTTCCCCTAGGTCATGTAACTGGAACTCGTTCAGTAACTGGAAACTTTACTGCATACTTAGATGAACTTACAGGAAGCACGATCGATCTATATCAAGATTTACTAACTATAACTGGTGTTGTTACAAATAAGTTCGCTCTAAAATTCTTCGTAGGAGGAAGAGCAGATGATAATAATCCAATTGGACCAGGTGTTATGTACGAGATGGGATTATGTCACTTAGAGATTCCTACAGTAAATATTGACGATGTTATTGGTATGGAAGTAAACTTCACCGCTCTACCTTCTACCGTAGGTAATACTAACGAATTAAATAGAATTCGTTATGTAGCAGCAACATAAAAATAGTTCTTGACTTTCAGGAGCATACAATTTATAATTAGATAAATTCGGGGGAGCAAAAACTGATTTTGCTCCCCCTTCTTGTAAGATATGTACAACATTAAAAAGAACGCAAAAGCATATATTGTATACTATGATACTGCTCAGTCTGTATTAAGGCGATATCAGGTAGAGATATATAATGACATTACTGTTTCTCAAACTTTTGATGAGCAAGGATATAAGACAAAGACTCTGCACAATCTAGTATCAGTTCATGACCATGCTACTGTTAATAGTGCAAATCCTGCTAATTTTAGTTTCACTACTCCTTTGCTTAGTGTTGCAGAAGCTCCTATATTCCTATCTTTAGGGGGAGACTGTAGTTCTGGAACTTTAAACAGTTTTGATTTCTACGTAGAGTCTGATAATATTATTTATAAAATAACGAAGTGCGTTATAGAACAGATGACTTATAATATACAGAGAACATCTATTCTTACTATTTCGATTTCAGGAACAGGTTCTAAACTAGAAAAGTTTGGGAATGTCGGCTCTGTCACTATTCCTGGAATACCTTTAACCTACTCTATAAAATCTTACATACCTATAGATAAATTATCTATCACTATTGATAATATAATTTTAAGTAATATAGCAGCATTAGACATAGATTTGAAGAACGACATTCTATGGTACCCAAGTAAAACCATAAATGAAGCTATAGCTGGAACTACTATGTATCCAGTAGCTTACGCACTTCAAGGTAGAACTCTT